TTTAGAGTAGACACTATAATTTACCTTATCTGTACTTAGATGTTTTTTTGGCTATTGGTTTTGGTTGCTTAACAAATTGTTTGCCCTTTTTATTACCCGCAGCCTTAGCCTTATTGGTTGCAGCCTTTTCGGCAGGACTTAATGCAGCCCACGCTTTCTCAGGTAGATATCTTTTCTTGCCCTTAGATGGTTTACCGTCAGAAGTTTTCCACTTCTGTGCAGTCCAATCCTTTAAAGACTTCTGAGATTTAGCAAGTGCCATTACTTGTATCCTCCGCCAGCCTTCTTGTATTGCACAGCAAGTAGTTGTGCCTTACGTGCTGACCATTCTCCTGGGTCTCCGCCCTTAGAACCAGCCTTAATCTTCTTAAACAATGATGCTCTCATACCAGGCTTTGTATAGTTACCTGCTTGATTAACTTTAGACTTAGTTTTCTTTTTCATCTGCAACTACAATCCCAAGCACGAAGTGATTTATTAATTCTAGAATTTGGGTCTCTTGCTGTCTTGGCAGAGGTTAACTTAGCCTTCATACCGCACATACGACCACAAAAAGACTTACGTCTAGCAGCAGACTTAGGTGACCTCTTAGCCTCGCCAGCCTTAACTGGTGCTTTAAGGTTCATACCTTGTGCTCTAGCAGATGCTCTACCCTTGGCGTTCAAACCACCTTGAGGGTTCTTACCTTCTTTGCGTGTCCACGCTGGACTCTTTGCCATACTCCCCGTACTTTCCAAGAACAGACCTAATGATTCCGTTTTTACCAACACGAACCACTAGGCCGTCTTTAATTTGAATTGAGTTAAAACCATCGTGGCGTTTATAACTACCAGATGATGCCATTACTTGCGCTTAAGTCTAGGTGGTGAGATTTTAGTTTCAGGTATAAACAATCCTGGATACTTTTTCTCAATTGCTTTTTTAGCAGAAGCCTCGGCCCCTGCCATACCTTTAGGAGATATCTGTTTTTGAAACTCCTTGATAGCATCATTGCCTGTAGGTTTTTTCTTAAGAGGGGTAGGCTTAACTTTTATCTTTGAAACAACAGTTGGTCTTGCTTTTGGTTTTGTTTTTTTATTAATGCTTACCCCAAATTTAGGGTCTAAATTTTTAGACTTCTTTTTAGGTACATCATACATTTTATCCATGTTACTTCTTCTTACCCATTTTCTTCATGGTCATTTTTTTTACACCTTTTTTCATAACCATTTTCTTGCCTGACTTTTTGGCTGCTTTCTTTGCCATAGCCATTCCTTTTGGACCGTATGAATATTCTTTTCCGTTTACCATTGGCATATTATGCTCCTAGTTCGTTGATTGTTTTAGCGGTTTTTTTATCTATGTGTCTAGCATTTGGGTCCTTCTCAGCATTGTAAGCCCTACCCAAATTCTCTGATGCTTTCTCTGCAGCAACTATCTTAGCCATAGTAGTTCCTGCTGGCTGGATACCTTGCTTGCGAGCATCTCTATATGCTTGCAGTTCACCCTCCCACTTACGTAATGGCATAGATGCCCTACCGTTAGCGTCACCTGTACTTAATTCTAATGTACTTATCTTGCATCCAAAGCAATCTTCTACAAATTCTGGATGTGTCCTTAGTTGATGTAAACTCATTGTTCTGTAAAATTATCCTCTGTAACTCCAACATTGCCTGCTATTAATCTAGCCTTTGTAGCATCGTCAACTATGTGACGATGTCCTCCAAGATAAACTTCTTGGTAACTATTTAAGTCTTCATCTACTAGATAACGTACTTGCTTGTATGTACCATTATCACGAATAATAGTTATACCACGATTTAATTTATAAAAGTAAAACAAGCGGTGTCCACCCGCTGGACCTTCTCTAACTATTGGTGTATCAAAAACGTATGTAGTCATTTAAGTCCTTTATTAAGAGAGGGGTAGGGTATAAGCCCCACCCCTCATTGCTACTAAAGAGCAGCGATTGATGAACCTGTTTCGATTCGATACAGTGCTTCTTCACGGTAGCGAGCAAAGCCAAGAACGCCATACCAACCCATTGGGCGATGACGCATTAACTTGTCAACTACTGGTCCAATAACTACGTGTGGTTCTTCGGCAACGGCTTGTGCCATTGCTTGCTGTCCACAGATAATTGTGTTAAATACACGAGTTACAGGAGTTACGGTTACAACTGTTGATACAGTTACTGCAGCGGAGTTTTCTACGCTTACAGTGAATGTTGTTGTTGAACCTGATGTTGAAATTGCGGTGATTTTTGCACCTGAACCAACACCTGTTCCTGAAATCTTGTCTCCAACCTCAGCACGGCTAGCAATTACTGCAGAAGAAGCAACGCCGAATGTAAATCCTGCTGATGTTCCTGCTACTGTTACTGTTGTTGTTGCTAATGTTGATTGGTCAGCACCATCTTTGGCTGAGTAAAGACGTGGTGATTCAATATAGAATGCACCTTCGTAGTTACCAATTTCTCCAGCCCAGATGCGGTCCTGTGAAGAACCGTATTGGTTAGGAAGTAGCCAGCCTTGGCCAGATGATGACTCTGCACGTAGGTCATGTGATACTTCTGGGTGGATACCAGCCCAGTATAGTGAACCCTTGCGTGCTACAGCCTTAGCAGAACGTAACTTAGCGATAGCCTTACGGATATCTGCTGAGTCAATTGTATCTGATGCTGTAAGAGTTGCAGTTGATGTACGAGTTCCACCAAAAATTTTATTGGTTCCGCCACGCAATGTTGTCATTGCTACTTCATCAATAGAATCTGCTAGGTTGTAAGCGATAATGTTTGCGATTGCTGGGTCTACATCAGCAAGGCTGAATAGTTCCAACGCACGTGTTACCAACACTGAGTTACCGTACTCGTTAAGAGTAATAGAAACTGTTGTTGGTGTTGACAGTGCTACTGCATCTGGGTCAGTTGTTTCTGATAGAGCAGTAGTATTTTTTGCCAAGTCAACGTACTTCTGTAGAACTACGGTTGAACCTGGGATTGATTGACGGGCAGGTGTTTTATCTGCGACTGAACGAATTAAGGGTTCAGAACGGAGAGCGAACTCCAATAAGCGGTCATACGCTTGCTGGACTAGACCTGCGCCACCAGCGGTTCCTCCAAGTGTGGACGAACCTGTACCTGTATAGGCATTAGCCATTTGTCACCTCCAAGGTGATTAAGAATTACTATGGATTAATTATTATTCTGCACGTAGAATGGCAAGAATTTCATCTGCAGATTGTGCATTAGATAATCTCATTTCCAAATCTTCCGTGCGTTCAGGGGTTAATGCATTCTGAGTAAGAACATCTTGCTGCCGTAAGGCTGCTCGATTAAGTTCTTGTTCAGGATTTGCAGACTCTGCGCTTTTTAATCCAAACAAATCAGCATTCTCGTCAAGCCAGGTATTAACTGACTCTTCATTAATGTCTTCTAAGTCTTTCATAATTAAGCGTTGTGCCTTTAGATTAACGCCCTTCTTTTCTAGGACTTCCTTGACGACTCTCTCACGCTGCACCTTGGACAATCCCTCAAGTTGCTCAGTGAGTTCCTTAATACGTTTTTCATCTGCACGTTTGGCTTTTCTTAGTTTCTTAACTAAGTCATCGCCTTGCAGAGGCATGTCGTTATCTTGGTCTTCGTCTTCGTCTTCCCAGTAGTTGTTGCTCATAGCAACCCACCCTTCTATTCGTTGATTAGTCGCAAGCCACAAGTCAATTCGGGGAAATTGGTTGGCTCTTGCTACCAGACTTATACACCCCACGGGGCTGGTCTATCCGTGTAGGGAATCTATTTAGAACTGACCTGCTGAGGAACCTCTACGCAAGTATGTGGTTGATAATCCTGCTGCACCTACACCAGATGAACCCTGGAATTGTGCTTCTTCAGTAGCAACTAATTTTTCTTTCTTTCGTTTAGCAGATGCTAAACCTTTAAAGGTTGCAGATTCTGCATCTGCTTGAGTATATCTAGTGCCAGTCTCAGAATATATGTCACCAAGTTTAGCAGCAGTAGGTAATTCTTGTGCAATAGTTGAGTAACCAGCCTGTGCTTGTTCTCTATTAATACCAAATCTAGCCAAGTCTTCAGCACTTGTCATAGTTGCTGGTAAGTTCTGGCCAATTGCAGCACCACCAATTTCGGCAGCAGTTGCTTTTTCTTTAAGATTTACTAAATTTTTTACTGGGTCTAAAAAATATTTAACAAGTTCTGTTTCACCAACTCCATAAAAGTCTTGAAAGGCTT